TAACAAAGGGTGTACTACCATCCAAGAAAGGTAGATCACCCCTTAATATTGATGTTTGCAGGCATAGTTACATTAGCTACCTTAGAAAACTAGCTGGTTATCACAAGAAAAGTGGATCAGGTGATATAGCAGAAGAAAAAACTAGACTTACTAAAGCACAAGCTGATAAAGCAGAGCTTGAAGTATCAGAGCTAGAAGGAAAACTGATACCAGCACCATTAGTACAAGATACATGGACTGATTTTGTTGCAAATGTAAGAGCAAAGCTATTAGGTATGCCATCAAGACTTGCACATCAGATGATAGCTACTGAAAACTATGCTGAAGCAGAGAAATTATTAAAAGATAGCATCTATGATGCACTTAACGAATTAGCAGACAATGGAATACCTAGACAATATGAAGATCGTGTTGAAAAACACGCTACAGACATTTAAACCACCGCCTAAATTAAAATTATCTGAGTGGTCAGATCGTTACAGGAAGTTATCACCTGAATCTTCTGCTGAAGCTGGTCAATGGAATACTAGCAGAGCAGAGTATCAACGAGAGATAATGGACACTTTCAATGATCCTAATATTGAAAGAATAGTTGTAATGACTTCTTCGCAAGTTGGTAAGACTGAAATAATACTAAACGCTATTGGTTATTACATAGATCAAGATGCTTCCCCAATACTAATTGTGCAACCAACACTAGCTATGGGGCAGGCATTTAGTAAAGATAGACTTTCTGCCATGATTAGAGATAGCGAGAAGTTAAGAAATAGTGTTAAGGATGCTAGAAGTAGGGATGCGAACAATACCACTATGCATAAGAAGTTTGCTGGCGGTCATTTGACTATTGTTGGTTCTAATTCTGCTTCAGGTTTAGCATCAAGACCGATTAGAATTTTATTAATGGATGAAGTAGATAGATATGAGCTTAGTGCTGGTAGTGAAGGTTCACCTATTGCACTTGCAGTAGCTAGAACTAAAACATTTTGGAATAGAAAGATATTCATGTGTTCTACACCAACTATAAAAGGACTATCTGCTATTGAATCTGCTTTTGAAGAATCTGATAAGAGATATTATTATGTTCCTTGTCCTGAATGTGAACATAAGCAAGTATTGAAATGGAAGAATGTTGTTTGGGAAGAAGATAAGCCTGAAACAGCAGCTTATGCTTGTGAGGAATGTGGATCAGTCATAGAAGAATCAAAAAAACAATGGATGTTAAAACATGGTGAGTGGAGAGCATCAAATGAATCTAGCAATACAGCAGGATTCCACATATCAGAACTATATTCAGTTTGGAGTACATGGCAACAAATGGCTTCTAACTTTCTTGAAGCTAAAAAGAATCCTGAAACACTTAAAACATTTATAAATACTGCATTAGGTGAATCATGGGAAGAACAAGGGGATGCAGTAGAGTATGACACTTTATTACAAAGAAGATTATCTTACGATAAAACTTGTGTACCTGAAGATGTTTTAGTGATAACTGCGGGATGCGATGTACAAAAAGATAGACTGGAATGTCAACTTGTGGGATGGGGTAAGAATTACGAAGCATGGGTTTTAGATTATAAAATATTTTGGGGTGATCCTAATGCATATAATGTTTGGCAAGAATTAGATAGTTACCTTAAAAAAAGATTTAAGACTGAAACCAATAGAATCATACCTATATCTTGTGCTTGTATAGATAGTGGTGGACATCATACTAATATGGTTTATCAATTTACTAAGCCTAGACAAGCTAGAAGAATATTTGCAATTAAAGGTTTATCACAAGCAGGCAAACCAATAGCAAATAGACCAACATTTGTAGGTAAAAATAAAGCAGTCTTATATGGTGTTGGTACTGATACTGCTAAAGAAGCTATATTTGCTAGATTATCTACTGATCCTGAATCTACTACTCTGCATTTTTGCTCTGATGTTGATGAAGAGTATTTTAAACAACTTACAGCAGAGAAAAGGGTAACAAAATGGTTAAGGGGTAAAAAGTCTTTAGTATGGAAACAAATAAGACCTCGTAATGAAGCACTTGATACATTAGTCTATAACTTTGCAGCTATTTATATCTTAAATCCTAATTATGATGTTATAGAGCAAAAAATATTGATAAAAGACAATAACAACCAGCAAGATTCACAAAATAAACAAAGAAAAGGCATAAACAGAGCTAACTTTGCTACTTCTTGGAAAGATTTATAATCATCATTCTAAACATTGACATTTATAAAATGAACCTTAGTGTTATTAGTAGATTAATCTTAAAAAAAGAGAGGTTTTTACTTGTCTAACGCATTTGATAGAGCAAATTATACTACTAAAGAACCTAGTAAACTCGTGCTTGGAGATTTTTGGGCATGGAAAAGGGATGATCTTGCAAGTGATTATCCTATTAGTGCTTATGCATTAACCTATGAGTTTCACCTAGATGCTGGTGGTGGCGGTACAAAAAAATTTACATTAACTGCAACTGAAGCTGATGATACCTATTACATAGAAGCTGCATCATCTACAACCACCAGTTACACAATAGGGGATTATATTTGGGAAGCATACATAACTAAATCTTCTGATTCTAATAGAGTTATGGTTGATTCAGGAAGAACAACTATTACAGAAAACTTAGCTAATACAAACGCTGATTTAAGAACTCACGCAAAGATAGTGGTTGATGCTTTGGAAGCAGTTATCGAGAATCGTGCCAGTATGGATCAATCTTCTATGTCTATAGCAGGTAGGTCTTTATCAAGAATGTCTATAGATGAGCTTTTAACATTTAGAGATAGGTATAAAGCTGAATACTTAAAAGAAATAAAACTTGCAAGAATTAGAAACAAACAAGGTTCAGGTAATACTGTAAAAGTAAACTTTGGATCAACCCAAACAACTAATATAACTGATTTAACATAATGGCTTGGTATAACAATATATTTGGTGGTGATAAAAAACCAAAAAGAAAATTTAAAAGAAGTTATACAGGTGCAAATACAGGTAGGCTATTTGCTGATTTTATAACAAGCTCTACCTCTGCTGATGCTGAAATAAAAGATAACATAAGATTATTAAGAGACAGATCAAGGGATTTGGCAAGAAACGATCCATTTATTGCACGATACTTAAACCTGATGGTATCTAATGTGATCGGAAAGCAGGGCGTAAGAGTTAGCTCTAAGGCAAGGAACGATGATAGTTCATTAGACATTGGAGCTAACCTGCTTATTGAAAGGTCTTGGAAGGAGTGGTGTGAACTAGGAAATTGTACTGTTAATGAAAGGCTTTCATTTATAGATTGTCAAAAAATATTTATTGAAACACTATGTAGGGATGGCGAAGTATTAATTAGAAAAGTAAAAGATAGCAGTTCACCCTTTGGTTTCAAAATTTCATTTATTGAAGCAGATCATTTAGATGAAAACAAAAATGAAACTATGCTTAAAAATGGCAATAGTATAAAAATGGGAGTTGAACTTGATAAGGGTGGTAAACCAGTTGCTTATCATTTGTTTAAAAAACATCCTTACGATAATACATATCCAAAACCGCAACAAGAATATATAAGAGTACCAGCAGATGAAATGATACACGCTTATCTTCCGCAAAGAGCAGAACAAACAAGAGGAGTATCATTTATTGCACCTATCATAGCTAATATGAAGATGCTCAATGGCTATTATGAAGCTGAAATTGTAGCAGCTAGAGTTGGAGCATCTAAAATGGGTTTTATAACTAGCCCTGATGGCGATGGATATGTTGGTGATGGAGAAATGGAAGATACTTTTAATCCTACTATGAACGCACAAGCAGGAGTATTTGAACAGTTACCAGCAGGAATGTCTTTTGAAAGTTTTGATCCTACACATCCAACATCTGCATTTGAACCATTTACTACAAGCATATTAAGAAGTATTGCTAGTGGTTTAAACATTTCATACCATGCTTTAAGCAACGATTTAACATCAGTAAATTATTCATCTATAAGACAAGGTGCTTTAGAAGATAGAAGTATGTATCAACTGTATCAAAAGTTTGTTACAGATCATTTTATAAATCCTATTTTTAAATCATGGTTAGAAATGGCAATATCAACTGGTTATATAAACTTACCTATTGCTAAATATGATAAATTTGCAAGAGCAATAAGTTACATACCTAGAAGTTTTGCATGGATTGATCCCTTAAAAGAAATGCAGGCAAACATATTAGGACTCCAAAATGGTACTGTTACCTATGCTGATATATCTGCAAACTATGGTAGAGATGTTGAAGAACTATTTGAACAACACCAAAAAGAAGTTGAGTTAGCAAAACAGTATGGAATTGAAATAGCCTACCAACCATTTGGAACTAAGTTACCAGTAGAAGCCAACATATTAGGCGGAGAAGAAAATGAAGAATAACGATTTAACAAGTTTTGATTCAATAATTGAGTCAAAAATACATCCTTTATTAAACAATAAAGAGGAAAAAGCTATGAATAAAGAAGATAGACATATCCTCAATGTTAGCGAAACAGACGACTCTGTAGTTGTTGAATTTGCGAAGCATGAGGATGAAGAAGAAGAAATGGAAATGACTAAATCTGAAAGACCATATCACGATGAGGATGAGGACAAGGATAGAGGAATAGATATTGAAGATCATAAAGTATTACAAATGCCTATGAAGTTCAGAACTATTGATTTATCTAAGGCTCGTGCCATCGATGAAGATAAAAGGACTGTTAGGATTGGCGTTTCTAGTGAAACTCCAGTAGAGAGATCGTTTGGAATGGAAGTTCTAGGACACTCTGAAGAAGAAATAAATATGGAATTTATGGAATCAAAAACTGCACCATTACTACTGGATCACGATATGACTAAACAAATTGGTGTAGTAGAAGAATTTAAACTAGATCAGTCAGCTAAAAGGACAATAGCTGTAGTCAGATTTGGAAAATCTGATCTTGCTGAAGAAGTTTTTAGGGATGTAGTCGATGGTATTCGCATGAATATATCTGTTGGCTATAGAGTAGATAAACTGGAACGACAAAACAAAGATGATGAAACTTATTATCGTGCATCATGGACACCTATGGAAATTAGTTCTGTAAGTGTTCCAGCAGATCAAAGTAGACTTGTTGGAGTAGGTCGTTCTAAAGATAAACAAACATTAAACACAACAAAGGTGAAAATAATGGAAAACGAGAAAAAAGAAATTAATCTTGATGAAGTTAGAACTCAAAGTGTGGATGAAGC